CGATGGCGCTGAGCGTCGGTACCGGTGGTGCGCCGGTCATGCTGACCAACAACGGAATCTCCGACGCTATGCCCATGAGCATCTGGGGTCGACCGGTCATCTTCACCGAGAAGGCGAACACGCTCGGCACGGCGGGCGACATCTCGTTCGTTGACCTGAGCTACTACCTTATTGGCGACCGGATGCAGATGCAGACCAGTGCTTCCGAGCACTACCTGTTCGGCAACGATAAGGTCGCGTACCGCTTCATTCAGCGCCTCGATGGCCGTCCGTGGCTGAACACCGCGATCACTCCGCAGAATGCTGGCAACACGCTGTCTCCGTTCGTCAATCTCAGCTCGACTCGTACGTAAGCTCAACTTCGGTCGAGGAACTTCCTGTATGTAGGGGAAGTTCGGTTATGCGTCGGGTGGGTAGGCAGCATAACGGCAACACTCTGGTCCGTCCCCGGAAAAGCCGGTTGTAGGACCCAACTGAGCGGCATTGAAACCCCGTTCAGAGAGGAAGCAAATCATGGCTGGAATGGAAGGACTCGGGCGACTCTTCAACGTTGTCCCGATTGCGGCCGGACGTGGGCTGAACTTGCAGCATGCGTCTGCGATCACGTTCATCTGCACTGGAAACGACACGTTCACCGTGACGGTTGCCCAGGGATTCGCGGGATCATACGCGACTCCCGGAAACATCATCACAAACACGTACACGAACACGGCGACCAATGGTTCAGCAGCTTGGGTGAAGACCACTCAAGCTGCGTCGAACGCGGTCGTCATCGCATCGGGATCGGTGGCCTTCACCATTCGTGGCGAGTCCCTGCCGGACACGAAGAACTACGTCAAGGTGTCGGTCGGCGCTTCTGGCTTGGTCATGGCTATTCTGCACGACCTGGAAATCCAGCGCACTCCGGCTAACCTTGTCATTCCGAGCGCGTAGGGGCTGACATGTCGAATCAGCTCTACAAGAACATTGACATTCGCACGGTCTCCCTCGGGATTGCTGTGCAGCGCGCAACGGCAACCTTGCCTGCTACTGCCACGGGCAATATCTTCGTGGTCAGCCTCGGGCGCATTCTGGTGGTCAGCCTCATCGGCGAGGTCACGACCGCGATTCAGAACCAGGCGTGCACTCTCGCAATCGGTACCGCCCCGACCGTCGGAACCGGCTCAACCACAGCACTCGGTACTGCGACATCGATCATCGCTGCGCCGATCGGCACCCACTTCGGGGCGAACCCAGGTGCCGCTACCGTGGTCGACCTTTCCACTCAAGCTGGGGTGAACGTCATGAGCACCCCGTTTGTGGTGAACCCCGGGAACATCACAATCACCACATCCGCGACCAACACCGGCTCGGTCAAGTGGGATATCGCCTATATCCCCTTGGACAACTCTGTGAGCGTGGTAGCCGCCTAGGAACTCCTAGGGCGCGTAGTCGGGCAGGGAGCCTCGATTACGCGCCCTAGGTCAGGAGGAGGGAGGACTTATGACTTACGTAGAGACCCGTCCGCCCGACCCTTTCGCAGTTGCTTCGGGCCAGCAGACGATGCGCCGTGAGGACTGCTCATCGGTTGCGCTCGCGTATTCGACCGGGGATGTCAGGCTCACCATGCTGCGCCCTCGGTACAATTTCACCGCGACGCAGATAATTATGCGCACCGGATCGACTGCCGCAGCAGCGACTCCGAGCATCTGCCGATACGGCCTGTATCTGCTGAACGCGGCCGGAGACACCTGGACTCTGGTTGGCAGCACGCCGAACGACACCACCTTGTTCGCGGCCGCGAATACTCAGTACTCAAAGACCATGTCCGCTTCTGTTGCCATGAACCCGGCCTCCCGGTACGCGATCACCGCCATGTGCGTCACTGCAACGACCGCTCCTAGTTTCACCGGAGTGTCGACTCAGGCTGATGTGCTCAACATCGCTCCCGCAATGAGTGGAACCCTGCTCGCGCAGACGGACTTGCCATCCTCTATTCTCGTGGCGAGTCTCGGAACTACCTCGCAATTGTTCTTCGGAATTGTCGCTCCCTGAGGAGATATGGTCAGATGGCAAAGATCAGTCGATACGGCGGACCGTCGGATGCGAACGCTGTCCCTGGCGAGGTTCGCGCTGACGCTTCTGGCCGGATCAGCTCGGCTCATCCGGATGAGCAGGGCGTCCTTCCGCTGTGGGGGGAGCCGACCGAGGTACCGTTGAGCGAACGGGAGGAAGAATGGCCTGGACCAGCATCTACGCAATCGCCCGAGAAGCGAACGAATACAAAAAGTTCTACGAAAGCCACACGCCGCTAGCTTGTCCGAACGACGGAGAACCGCTGAGTCAAGGCCCTAATGGGGTTCGATTCTGCAAGTTCGACGGCTGGCGTTGGAACGGAACATGGGATGGCGACAGCCACCCTTACTAACTGAATATCCTTGCTCGACTGGACTTCCGTAGAAAGCAACCGGACATGGCGAGTAACACCCCATCGGGCGCTTACTACGCGTCCGTACAAGACATGCAAGCGACGCTCGACTTCAACGAGAGCGCCTACAATGTAGCCCAAATCAAAGATCGGCTTGCCGAGGCGACCGATCTAGTTGACGGTTACCTGCACCGTAACTTCTTCCCCGTCCTTGAGACGCGATCGTTCGACTGGCCTCCCGAGGGGCCGATGATTCCGTGGCGCCTCTGGTTGGACCAGGGCAACGAGATCATCTCAGTCACATCGATGACCAGTGGCGGAGTCTCGATCCCCGGCTCCAACATCGTGTTGCAACCGAACTGGTCCGGGCCGCCGTTCAACCGGCTCGAAATTCTCATCGGAACGAACTCGTTCCTCACTGCCGGGAGCACGTGGCAGAACGCGATCCAGATCACCGGAGTGTGGGGATACTCCAACCAGACCATCAGCGCCACCACTCTTGCCGCTTCGATCTCCACCACCTCGGCCACGACGCTCACTGTTTCGGACTCTTCGAGACTCGGCATCGGCAACGTCATTCTCGTTGACTCCGAGTACATGGTCATCAATGACAGAAACTTCACGTCTACCTCGCAGTCTTTGCAGACTACTCTGAGTGCGTCTGCCGCTAACAACACTGTGGCTGTGACGACAGGTTCTGCCTATGTGGTGGGCGAGACGATCCTGCTCGATGCCGAGCAGATGCTGGTCCTTGCGATTTCGGGCAACAATCTGATTGTGAAGCGCGCCTTCAATGGCAGCGTCCTGGCCGCCCACATAGGCTCTACGATCTTCGCGTCGCGCTTGTTGACGGTTACTCGTGCCGCGCTTGGAACGACCGCAGCGACGCACTCAAACGGCGCAACGGTGAATCTGCACTGGATTCCGCCAGCGGTCAAGTCTCTGTGTGTGGCTGAGGCCGGTTGGCTCTTCCAGGGTCAGGCGAGCGCGTGGCAGACCGGAGCGACAAGCCGGGCCGGTTCGGCGAAGAACAGCCCTGCTTTGAACAACCTGATCGATCTCAGGGCGCAGGCTCAGGCGATCATCGGCCGTTCCGGAAGGACTCGCCATGTCTGAGGTAACGCGCGTACTTGGCCCGCTGTTCGACGGACGCGCTCAGGCGCAGATTCCGCTTCTCATGGCGGAAGCCGTGCACCAGGCTGCGCGTGTCGGAGAACAGGACGTGCACATCGCACAAGCCGCGAAGTTCGTCAACCCGACCGGGCGCTACGAATCCTCGATCCGTATTGAAGGCTCAGGTATAACCGAGCAGATCACTGACGGAGGCATGATCTACGGACCGTGGCTCGAAGGCGTTGGGTCGCGCAATAAGACGACTCGGTTCAAGGGCTACAAGATTATGCGCTCCGTGACCCAAGGACTGAAGCGCGAAAAGGTCAAGGTCATTCTCGGGATACTCGTACCGAAGCATGTAGCGAGGATGAACGAATGACCAACGTCGGACTGACCTTCAGTACGCTTCTGGATGGTGTCGTTTCTGACGCCCTATCGCTCGGCGTGTTCGACAAGGTGAACACGCACGAGCCGAAGGCCGCGCCGATCAGTCGCGGAGTGGTGTGCTCGATCTGGATCGACAGCATTCAGCCGACTTCGCAAGGTTCAAGTCTGAACAACGTCACCGCAGTAGTCGTCCTCAAGGCCCGCTGTACCAGCTCGATGCTCTCTGAACCGCAAGATGCTATCGATACGAACATCACGAATGCGGTTGACGTTTTTATGGGCGCTATAGTCGGTGGCTTCACTCTGAACGGCGCCCTGCGCAATGTCGATATCTTCGGGCAGCATGGACAATCACTCGGCGCGGATGCTGGATACATCAACATTGACGGAAAGATCTTCCGGGGCCTGACGATAACGATCCCGTGTGTCGTCAATGATGCATGGACCGAGGTGGCGTAATGACGAAGACAACCGGACTTGGCGATCAGCTACTGGTGAACGGCTATATCGTCTCCAACGACACGGGTGGTCTCAACCGCATCGGCGGAGGCCCGGCCGCACTTGACATGACCGGAATCGATAAGAGCGGCTACGAGCGACAAGGCGGGTTGCGTACAGGCGAGATCCAGTTTACTGGATTCTTCAACCCGACGATCGGCGGTTTGCATAACGCGCTTGCTTCGCTGCCAACCACGGATGCGGTTGCTACCTATTGCAACGGAGTGGCCCTCGGAGCGCCTTCAGCAGCTTGTATCGGGAAGTCCATCGACTATGGAGTGACGCGCGGGAACGACGGCATGATCAATGTCGCGTGCGATGTCCAGTCGAATGGGTTCGGATTGGAGTGGGGTTTCAGCGCGACCCCGTGCGTCCGGGTTGACACTACAGCGACAAATGGAGCGAGCGTTGACACTTTAGCGTCAGCGAGCTTCGGTGGCCAGGCTTATCTCCAGGTGACCCTCTTCACTGGCACCGACGCCACGGTGAAGATCCAGGACTCCGCAGACAATAGCTCGTTCGCGGACGTTGCCTCGTTCGCCTTCCCACAGATCACCTCATCCACCCCGCTCTCTACCAGGATCGCGCTCGCCAACACGGCGACGATCCGACGGTACGTCCGGGTGGCCACGGTGACCACGGGCGGCTTCAGCCTGCTGGATTTCCACGTCATGGTGGTTAAAAACGCTATCGCAGGACAGGTGTTCTGATGTTCCGACCCGACCCTTTGGCTGGCGTTGGTGCCTACAAGACCTACGGGCTTGTCCGTCCACTGGCAACACACTGGCGCAGGGCGACCTGTGAAGAGGTGGAATGCTCGGCTTTCCTGCATGGCTGGATCACGCGCGTTCCTCGCGGTTCAGAGCAGGCGCAATACGTTCTGAGCAAAGCCCACGGCCGGACGTTCACTGAAACAGCCGGGCTCGATTCGACCGAGCACGAGTTCCTGTTCGGTCCTGGGCAGACGTGCTTTGGCTCGGCCGACCACAAAGTGCCCATCGAGCGTGAACCAATCTATATCGTCCGCGACGGAGATTGGCGCGGCAATCCGACCGGATGGCGACGTGAACACAAGAACGGAGACGACTGGGTTGAAGACTTCGGCGAACATCAGGACGTTCTCGCGGCTCGCATTAATCGCGGGTAGCGCATTTGTCATCGGATCGTGCCAGCACAAGTCGACGATAGCGCCGAGTCCTAGCGTCACTCCGAGTCCAGCCGCTCATGCGGGCCAGTGTTATACCAATGGATACACGAAGAAGAATGGTAGTCACGTTGGCGGCTACTGGCACAAGTGTCTCAAGACGTCATAGCGACCTTAGTGGAGAGAGGATGAAAACCGCCATCTGGATCGTGGCATTCGCAATGGTTGCTTTCGTTGGCTACCTCATCGGTGGGGTGGCCAAGAAGGCGCCAGTTACGACGAATGAATGCCTTGGTCGCATCGTCACATCCGCTTCGAACGAGACGTCCTACGATCTGTGCCCAGAGCTGTCGGACAACGATAAAGCTCTAGTCATGGAGCAACTGAGCGATTATCTGAAGAGAGGAATCTGAAATGGCAAAGCAAACTGGTCTAGGTTGGACGACGTGTTCCGTCGATGACTCGGGTGGCACCGTCCGGGCGATCATCAATGATGTGACCAACCTTCAGTTTTCGACACCGCGCGGCGTGCAGGACATCACCGGTATCGACAAGTCCGCATACGAGCGCCAGCTCTTGCTGGCCGACTTCTCGATCACTCTGAATGGTGTTTTCAACCCAGCAGCAACTACCAGTTCACACGCGGTGTTCTCGACCGTTCCCTCAAGCTCTGTCAACCGCACAACGACCCTGGTGGTTGGCGGCAAGACGCTGGCTGGCGAGCTGCTCTACACGGACTATGCACTTACCCGGGCCAACTCTGGCGAGCTGACCTGGTCTGCGCCTGGCGTGCTCGCGGACGGCACTGTACCTACTTGGGCATAGGATTCAAGTCATGGGCTTCAAACCTCAGCGAACGCTGTACAAACTCAAATTCACGGACGACAAGTACGACGGAATGGAAATCGTCGTACGCTCCGTTCCGATCGGTACTTTGGCCAAGCTTCAGAGTGAGGGAGAAAAGAATCAGAACAGCATCAATGAATTGTGCGAGCTACTCTCATCCAACATTCAGTCTTGGAACCTCGAATTCCACGACGGTTCCCCGATGCCCATTACGTTGGACTCGCTCCTAGATCAAGAGTTTGACTTTGTCTATGACGTTGTGAACGCCTGGACTTCGGCGATTACGGGGGTAACGGACGAACTAAAAAAAGACTTGAAGAATGGAGGGAATACGGAGGAATTGAATCTCCCGATGGTTCCATTACCGATGAGCCCAGTGAGCTAGCTTATGCACGAACGATCGTCGGTCTGTGCAGAGACTTCCATTGTCTGCCGAGTCAGCTCTACAAGGAAGATGCTAGTTTCCTGCGTCTGCTCTTGATAGAGAGTCTAGGAAAGAGACCCGATGCCGAACCTAGTCGAGATAGTCATTACGGCTAAGGACTTGGCCACTCCGATCATGGAGAAGTCCAAGACCTCGGCCTTCGCCATGGGCGGAACTCTCGACAAGATGGGCAAGGTCTCGGCCGCTGCTCTGGTTGGTATAGCAGTCGCGTCCGTAAAGATGGCGGGCGATTTCGAGAATTCGACCACGCGCCTGATGACGAGCGCGGGTGAGTCCGAAAAGAACATCGACATGGTCCGCCAGGGCATGCTCAGGATGGCCGGGCAAGTCGGTATGTCGGCCGAAGACCTGTCCAAAGGCATGTACACCGTCGAATCTGCTGGGTACCACGGAGCGGCAGGACTCGATGTCCTCAAAGCCTCGGCTCAGGGCGCAAAGGACGAGAACGCAGACCTTGCAACGGTCGCGAATGCGGTGACCGACGTCCTGAAGGATTATCACGAACCGGCCGCGAAGGCCGCTGATGTGACGAGTCAGATCGTCGCGGCTGTTTCACACGGCAAGACCACGATGGAGCTGTTCTCCAATGCTCTGGCGAACGTGCTGCCTTTGGCTGGTCAGTTGCACATCAGCTTCGCGGATGTCTCCGGCGCCCTGGCCGAGATGACATCACATGGCATGAATGCTCGGCGGGCATCGCAGAACTTGGCGAACGCCATGCGCGAGCTGGTTAACCCGAATACGGTCATGACTGGAGAACTCAAGAAGTTCGGCTACACCGCGTCCGATCTACAAGACTCGCTCAGTAGCCGCGGGCTCACCGGAACGCTCCAGTGGTTGGCTGATGTTGCCGATAAGGGTGCGGCGAAGATCGGCCAGAAGCCGGTGCAAGCGCTGGCGAAGCTGACCGGATCGAGCGCTGCCCTGACCGCTGCTCTCATGGTGAGCGGAAAGAACGCGGACGAGACCAACGAAGCAATCAAGGACATCGGCAAGGCATCCGCCGATTCCTCGGGCAATGTTGAAGGCTTCTCGAAGATCCAGAAGAACTTCAACCAACAGCTATCCGAGCTGAAGGCAAGCGCGGAGAGTGCAGGGATTGAGATCGGGGATAAGCTCATCCCGCCGCTGAAGACCCTCATGGGATTCCTCAGTGGGCACCCAACTTTCGCCAAAGATTTGCTCATTGGCTTTGTCGGTCTGCTCGGCGTGTTGACTGCGTATTCCGCTGCTCTACGTTTGGTCGCTCTCGCGCAGGTATTGTGGGCGGGCGCGACCAAGGCCGTCACTGCTGCGCAATGGCTTCTGAATGTCGCAATGGACGCCAACCCGATCGGTTTGGTTGTTATCGCGATCGCTGCTCTAGTCGCTGGGTTGATCATCGCGTGGAAGACCTCGGCCACCTTCCGCAATTTTGTCAAAGCCGCGTGGGAAGACATCCAAAAGGCCGCTGCGAACGCTGTCATCTATATCTTGAAGTATTACCGGATGATGATTAATGCGGCCCTTGAATTCGTGGATGTCTGGATTCATGCAGCAGCTAAGGCGTTCGGTTGGGTACCCGGTCTCGGGGACAAGCTCAAAGCGGCCGCGAATGCTGTTGACGGATTCAAGAACACAGTCAATAACAAGTTCGACAGTATGATCACCAAAGTCAAGAGCTTCGATGACAACGTCAATAAGGCATCGAAGGAACGCAAGCTTCAGGTCAACATCTCGCAATGGACGTCGAACCTGGACAAGGCCAAGGCTTCACTCAAGTCGGTTCCGGATTCCAGGAAAGCTAAAGTCCTGGCAGACATCAAGGATCTGGAAAACAAGATTGCTCAGGCCAAGGCTGAGCTGGCCTCTTTGCGGTCCAAGACCGTGACGGTGAACGTCCGCACGGTCACGACTTCCTCTGGTGAGGTAGCTCGGCACGGGTTCGCTTCGGGTGGTATCCGCGGGGCCGCCTCAGGTGGTCCGCGCAGCGGTTTAACCCTGGTGGGCGAGGATGGCCCGGAGCTGGCCGATCTGCCGACCGGCACCCGGATAAGGCCGTCGGGCGAGACTCGGCGGATGTTGACAGGTGAAGGTCAACGCCAGGGTCCGTTGCCCGCGCTCAAGGTGACGTTCGCGGGGAACATGGACACGTTGTTCGCCACTGCCTTCCAGAAGGCGCTCAATTCCGGCCTGATCAAGATCAGCTTGACACGGAACGTGGTGGCGTAGATGGCCGGGGCTCCATTCCTGCAAAACGTACCGGCGTTCAAAGCCTCTAACCCAAACGCCAAGCTCTTCGTTGAATGGGCGCCCACAGCACCGGTTCCCACTTTCGGGGACGATTCAACCGGCTGGACCTGGGTGGACATCTCCGGAGACGTACTCCAGGCAGACGACGGATTCATCTCGATCACGCCCGTGGGCCGTTCAGACGCATCAACTGCGATGCAGCCAGCCGGGATGACACTCGTTCTTGACAACCGGACCGGGGCATACTCCAAGGGCCCACAAAACTCGGTCAGCGTCCGGCTGAACATTCCGATCAAAGTCTCTATCGCCCTGGATGGGTCGACCAAGTTCGTTCGTTTCCAGGGCTACATCTGGTCCCTGAGACCGGTTTGGGATCAGACTGGCCAGTACGCTCGGGTGGAGTTGAGCGCGGCCGGAATGACAAGGCGACTCCAGCAGAAGTCGAATCCGGTGCTGAGCTCGCTCAAACGGGCTGCCTTGCGGGACACCCGAGTCTGCAACTACTGGTCCATGGAAGACCTGAGAAATGCCCAGCAGTTCAGTTCGAATGTATCATCGTCTTCGAATCCGATGACGTTCTCGAATATGAACCCGGCTCAGGACTCAAGTCTTCCGGGTTCTGGCGCGCTGCCCACGCAGACTGCAACATCGACATATTCGGCCAACATCTCCGGCACCTTCACTCAATCTGACGCTGGTTCAACGATCATCTTCTACCACAACGCGCAGGTCAATCCCACGGGAGACACCGCGATCATGCGTGTCCACATGCGCGGATCAACGTCTATCACCCGGTGGGAGATCGTTCTTCTCTCTGCCGATCTCACGCACGTCAATATCAAAGGCTATGCGGCAGACGGCACCGTGGTCATCAACGATCTTCGCGGAGCATTCTCCTACATCGGCCTCGGGCCGATTCAGTACGTCTTTGCTGTGCACCAGAACGGCGCGAATACCGAATACAATCTCGCGCGCGGCGGCATTCTGTTCAGTGGATCCACCACCGGAGGATCAACAACCGCCGGTACCTGCGGAACACCATTCCAGGTCTCCATGCTCGCCAACGCAGCAAATGCGGGATACGTACTCGGGCACGTCACTGTGCTGAACCAATATGTGACGAGCTACTCTCCCCTGCCTGGCCAGGCGTGGGTCGGAGACAACGGAGACTCTTCCGTATCCCGCGTCTTCCGGCTCTGCAAAGAGGAGAACCTTCCCCTCACGCTGAACGGCATCAATCTGACCGGAGCGTTCGACCCTACACCGTGGGCGACCGGAGATTACACCTGGATGGACTACCAGACACAATCTCCTATCCTGACGCTCTTGCAGCAATGCGCGGACTCGGATATCGGCTTCCTGTATGACGGTCTCAGCCCGGGTGTCGCCCTACGCAACAGACGATCAAACCTGGAGAACCAAGCAGTCAAGCTGACCCTCAATGCGGCCGCGGGACAGCTCAGCCCACCTTTCCAGCCCGAGGATGATGATCAGCAGATCGTCAACAGGTTCACGGCCAGTCGAGCAACCGGCGGAACGGCCAGCTACGAAGACGACACGGGCGACTACGGCATCAATACGATCAATGTCTATGACGACTCCGCCACAGTCAGCCTGAGGTATGACACCCAGCTGACCGACTATGCCGGATGGAAAGTTCACCTCGGGACAGTCTCTCAGTTCTATCGGTACCCGACCATCACCTTGGACGTGCGCAGGCTGCAATCCCTGGCCTTAACGATCCTGACCATCCTTCCTGGTGATCTGATCAACATTCAGAATATCTCAAGTTTCACCTCGACCCATCCGGCCGGAGACATTCTCCTGATGGTTCAGGGATGGTCGGAGAATCTGAGTGGTGTTCGCTGGGACATGGTCCTCAACTGCACCAGCTCGACTGTGTGGCGCGTCGGACTCCTGACCACCGACACGAACACCTCTGACACGATCGACGCCATCCACCTGGACTCGGAGAACTCGAAGCTAGCGGCCGGAGTGTCCGGCGGAGCAACGAGCCTGAGCGTAGCGACCACCGGGGGCAACAACCCGCTGTGGACCACTGCCGCTGCCAACTTCCCGATCATCTTGAACGTGGGGGGCTGGCAAGTAACCTGTACCTCCATCTCGGGTGCGAGTAGTCCGCAGACGTTCACGGTCAACGCGATGCCCGGGGCAGCAGCGATCAACTCGGTAGTCAAGCTCTGGTATCCGCCAACTCTAGGAATCTGACATGTCCAACTCGTTCGTTGCCGGGCAACGTTTAGCGGCTTCAAGGATTCCGGGCCAGCGTCTCTGGACTGTCTCTTCGACTTCGGCAACGGCGGCCATCGGTGCAACAGAAACTGTTGTCATCACTTCGCCGAGTTCGACGTATGTTGCCGGGGGCGCCTATACACTCAAGTTTCATGGGATGCTCAGGCCGAGTGCGGCAACGGCGGCCAGTGCCGGGATTCAGATTCGGGATACGAATGCGTCCGGTACGGTGCGGATGTTGATCCGTCAGTTCGCGACGCCTGCTGTCGTAGCGAACTATGACGCTTATTTTGAATGGACTGTGGCCAACACAACCGGGTCTGACATCACGGGACGCGTTCTTGTTTTGACGCTCACAGGAACGGCCGCGCCGACGTATCAGATCAACGCCGGTTCGCCCAATGCCCCGTACTATCTAGCATGCGAATACTCTGGTCTCCAAACCGACTTCTCCGAAGCAGTGGCCCTGTAGGAGGAAACATGTCTACGTACTACACACCCAACATGAATGGCACGAAGTTCATTGCCATGCAGTACAACGGAACCAACACGTCTGACATCCTTGACGCCATCAACGCGACTCAACCTAATGGTTGGCCCGGGAACGGGAATCCTGGCGGGCCTGGCCACTTCAGTGATGACGGATCAGGGAACCTCACTGTCACTGCGACGGCCGGTTATTCGAACAGCAATATACAGCCGTTCATCCCGGGCTCTTTAGTTACCGCCCCAGTTCCCGTGGGTTGGTGGGTAGTGTGGGCATCCGTCGGCACTTACAACGAAGTTGCAGCATGCGTCAGCGACACTGATTTCATCGGCATTTACAACGAACTCGCCTGAACAAAAGGAAGCTCCCCCATGTCGATCACCTACATTCCAATCCGGTCGCTCGATCCGCGACTGAAACGCCACATCTGTCACGACTCCCGGTCTTGGAATTACTCCCTGCCCACGGATGGAATGACGCTACAGGATAAGACCTGGGCCATGTACATGAATGACGGCAAGCTTGATCAGGGGAACGTCGGCGCGTGCACCGCGGAAACCGCTGATGAGCTTCTGGCATCGGACCCGCTCTTTGACACGCTTGACCTAGCAACCCAGCAGGGCGTCACCTCGGGTGCCCAAGATTGGCCGCTCGCGTTCTACCACGATGAGACCGCGGACGATGACATCTCGGGGACTTATCCGCCGAACGATACGGGGAGCGATGCCCTGGGAATGGCCAAGGCGGCTCTCGCGCGCGGCTTGATCTCCGGCTACCAACACACTTTCACCGCAGAAGACGCCCTGCTCGGGCTGTCGAACGTCGGTCCGTTCGGGTGGGGAACGCTCTGGAAGACCGGCATGGACAATGTCGACGTCGACACCGGCCAAGTCAAGTACAGCGGGGCCGTGCGCGGCGGACATGAGATCTCCGCCTACCGGATCGACGTCACGAACGAGCGCGTCTGGTGCCACAACCACTGGGGAGCATGGGGGTACCAGAACGGCGGGACGTTCTGGATCAGCTTTGCTGACTTTGAGAAGTCCCTGGCCGACCAAGGGGACGTCGTCTTCTTCACGCCACGCACCTCGCCCGCGCCGACCCCTCAGCCACCGGCTCCACCAGCGCCTACCAGCCCGTTGGCGATAGCGGCGAAGACGCTGAACCCGTGGTCGGCCGAGCATCACCTAGGAGAGAACGCCAGGGCAGCAGCGGCGTGGAAGAAGTACTACAAGACGGTCGTTGCGAGCTGAGTCGCCCAGTGGTCGGCTGGTCCTGTCTATCCAGCCGACCACGCGCCCGGCCGTTAAGGTTGATCCTGACGGCTTAGTTGGTAGGGGCAAGCGTCCTGCGACGCTCGGCTGGACATGTTTGACTCCCTGAACTACTATGGAATGGTTCGGCCTCCCAAGCCGTTCGATCCGAGCAAGACTGCTTCACGGCTTGCGGACGTGAAGCGCAGAGAACGCCCTGGAGTTTCGCCTCCCGGGCGTTTCTCTTTGTCCCTGTGTTCGAACATACGTCCGTCATAAAATTCCCTGAGATTCCCTGGCTCAGACTATTGACCCTTAACTGTCAACGTGTAGACTGAAGCTACCAACTCAGGGAGGTTGATTCACATGGCCAGCAAGAGCGACGCGGGCGTTGTCATGACGGTGACGCTCGTCAGCGCGGTAGCCTCCGCCTGGAAGAAAATCCGTGAACTGAACCCGGACGTCCCGAAGGTCATCCTGACCGTAGGGTCCGGTACGCTCGGCGCCAGGAAGGGCATCGTCCACCTCGGACACTTCGCGGCGAACCGCTGGCAGCACACGGATGACACGAAGTACCCGGAACTGTTCGTCGGTGGTGAAGGTTTGCGCCAAGGAGCTGAAGAGCTTCTTTCGACGCTGCTGCACGAAGCTGCGCACGGGGTCGCTCACGTGCGCAAGGTCCAGGACACCAGCCGTCAGGGCCGCTATCACAATGATGCCTACGCGAAACTGGCAGGAGAGATCGGCCTCGAAGTCAACAAGGACGCCAAGAATGGTTGGAACCAGACGCGCGTCACCGATGACATCCGGGCCGATTATGCCAAGGAGATCGCCCTCCTGGGAAAGGCCCTCACTGCCTACCGTTACAATGAGCTTGAGGCCAGGAACGGCGGGGAAAAAGGCGATGGCGAAAAGGGCGAGGGCGACGGCGAAGAGAAAAAGAACTCGAACAACCTGAAGTGCGTGTGCGGGTGCGAGAAGCCGCGCATCATCCGAGTCTCACGTTCGGTCCTTGAACTCGGTGCCATCGAATGCAGGGAATGCGGCAAGGACTTCGCACCAGCTGAGTGACCGCAACGTCAAGACCCCCGGCTCCCTGGAGACCGGGGGTCTTGACGTTTAAGAGTCAGACGCCTGAGGAGGACGCCAGGACCGGGGGACAGTTCGCCGGACGCCAAGTTGAGCCGTAGACGCTCAGGATCTGAGTCTCAGTCATGATCAGGTCGTTGTGGCGGTACAGAGACAGACCGTTTCGGTCTGTGTGATCGACACGGACCCAGTCGTCTCCGTCTCCATCCCTGATTACCGCACTCACTTGGACTTGACCTCCTTGACGTCTCTCAGGAGCTTCTCCGCGGCCTTGACGGCCTTGGCGGCATCAGCAGCGGCTTTGCTGGCCGCAGCTAGAAGCTCGGCGCTTCGGGGTTCGTCGCTCACGATATCAGTCCGAGTTCCTTGAACGCGCGTTCGAACTCTTCGGCGGAGCAGCGAATCTGATAAGCACGGTGGAATGTCCACCCTTTACGCCGCTTTGCTTGATTGATGAACCACATCGGAGGAGCGATGTCCTTGTCTATCCGATAGCTCGCGGCCGAGATCTGCGACCCGATGACAAGTCCGAAAATCGACTTGTCCGCGTTGACTGCGACCGTAAGATCGGTTGGCTCTCCTGACCATTCGCCTTTGACGGTGACTTCCTTGGCGATGCGATACTGACTCATCATTCCAATCTCCCCTGGGAAAAAGAACACAAAATCGTTCATTCGTCGTCGCACTCCTCGCATGTGTATTGTCCGTGTCCGATCGGCTGGCCGCATAAGTCGCACTCGTGCCGGTCGTAGTTGCACTTGTCGCAGCACAACTGACAACCGTGATTGGGTGCGACTTCTACGCCGTCGCACGTGCGCGTGCGATGCTTCCGGCCGGTCCAGTCGTTGTACCAAACGTACGTCATGATGCAATCAACCTCCACGTTTCAATAACCAGAGCTTCGACACTTACTCCAAGCCAGAATCCGAGGAAGTAGCCTCGGTAGTACCAATCGCGCTTGTTCATGCTGCCATCAACCTCCACACTTCGAAAATCTGCGGATGTACCGAAGTTCTCTCGGAGTCGGAGGGTCAAACGGGCCGTTCGCACGACACGCTGGCTCCGAGTAGCAACCTTGATTGCAAATGCCAACCCCGCGATAGTACGGGCAACGCGTCATCGACGCTGTTTCTTGAAGCCGCTCCAAAAGATCGGAGCGACCTTGTTTCTGACGATTCAGGAGACGCCTCATGCTGCGATCAACCTTCCTGCGTAGTTTGACAGGTAGTTCGGGTTGCGCGTCTGGATCATGCGCTCAACGATCGGAACCGCGAGGAAGGCGTCAATGATCTTCAGCATTGACACTGAACGGTCAAACGAGTCTTGCAGGTCCTCACTTGCAGTGCCACACTGCTGGTCCCGAAGCTCGCGGGCGACGAAGCGGGCAAGCTCAACCGCGTTCGTCTTGACGGCCCGAACCTCTCGGGCGCTCAGGACGATGACCCACTTGCCGGATATCTTGCGAGCGCTCGGCAGCTTCGCCGCGAAGCGGCGGGCGGTGCGCTCGGAGCGGCCGATCAGAACGGCAAGCTCTTTGGTGCTCAGTGACTTCGTTGTCTTGGTCATGGACCAAGCATACAACGAAACTCCCTGGCTTGGAAGCTCGAACGCGAAAAATCCCCGAACTTTTCGTTCGGGGATTTTTCTAGAGGTTCACGTCCACTGGGACCCGTCCATGCACTTCACCTCCATTCAAAGATAAAAGGTGTCGAGAACTTCAGCGCCGATGCACAGGTCGTACTTCGAACACCCATTCTCTGTTTCGGCCAAGACAACATGAGCAACGAGCGGCTCAGCATCGTCCTCTGCGAAAACATAGATCTTCTCGTCACTCAGGACCATGTCGCTATAGGCAAAGTACTTACGGATGTTCATGATGTTCATAAGGTCCCTTTCGAGGTCCGAGACAGTGTGGTGGGCCTTCGTCACCCACACATCATCGACCAGGGTCCGGACGATGAACATGTTCCAACCGTTCCTGAATGTGTCTTTGGTAAACATCTCAGGCTCCTTCGCCTCGAAGTGTGCGTCGGCGAGGGAGGGAGTGACCGGACTACCGGTGTGTGCGTCCCTCGCTGACAAGACCAACACTACTCAGGTTTTCAGGGAAGTCAAGTCAAAATCTCAAACTCTGCGCAAAGTCAAACGCAGCTTGCCTTTTGCGCGTGGTCCAGCCGTTCGGGCGCCAGTTGGCCCGGACCCAGAGGTTTCGGCGCGAAGACCAGTGTCGACACTCGATCCCCGCCCTACTGGCCGTTGCTGGCAGCGGGCCAACGAGGAACCTCAGCGGTCTGCCGGTCTGGCTCATGACATGTCGGGCGCGCACGTAGTCGCGCTCGATCGGCTCAGGACCCTTGATCTCCAACCAGGACGAGCAGGACCGGCCAGGCCAGAGGTAGAAGTCCGGGAGGTAGCCACCCTCCGGAGTTTTGAACCAATCCCATTCGTACGCGAACGGCACTCCGAGCTTCGTGAAAAAACCTGCCCAGCGAGCTTCGGTCCGAGACCGATATTCAATGCCGTTGAAGCGCGAGGGAATAGCCGCGACCGTATGGTTGGTCCTACGGTCTAGCGGCCTATCGCGGTTCCCTGCCATTCGCGTTCACCCTTGACTTTTGCCTGGCACTGGAATGAGTACCTGAGGCTTTCCAGAATCGACCGATCAAAGAACCACTCAAGCAAGATTTCCCCCGCAACTGTCGGCATGTCGCTCGGACGGACTTTGCGGACCGAACTGCCGGAAGCGACGAACGACCCATCCAATTTGGTGATGAGCCAATCAATGTGGGTCCACTCGCGGCCTCGCGCGTCGAAGCGGGCTTCCATGACAATGAGGGTGATCATTGCCATGGAAGCCGCAACGATGAGGGCCAGGGTCAAACACAATGCGTCCCACATCGCTTGACCCTCTTTTCAGATTCCGATCTTGTATGCGATGGTCCGGAAAAGCTTCCGGACTGGTTTCCGGACCAGAACCAGGCTCAGTCCGGAAACCAGAACGGCTACCCAGATCCAATCCGGAATCCGGCCTAACCGGAATCCGGATTCCGCTATCCGGTATCCGGTTTCAATCCGGAAACCGGACCGGACCAGCCAGACGGCCAATCCGGATACCAGCAGCAGCCCGATACCGACAACCGCCGGTTTCCGAATTGATCGCAGAATCCGGATTCCAACGAACCAGCGCCAATGACGCCTTCCGAACACTCGGGCCGATTCGCGGTCTGCGATCGCCCAGAACCCTAAAGCTCGTCTATTCATGACAAGAGGCTATCACTTGTCAGGCTCAAGAACGTCTACGGTGTTCGTAAAGGTCTGTGGCACGAACAGCCCGTTGTACAGCTTCATCAGGACTCCGAAGGATTTCGCTGCATCTTCGAGCAGATCGGCCGTGTGCTTGAGAGGCCGGACCATTCGATTGATCTTGTAGATTCCCTCCATGTATCCCATGCGCGACTTCATATAGTTGGTGGCCAGCAGTTTGAGACGAATAGACGCCTCGTTGTAGTCGTCGCTCATTCCGATGCAAAGGTGTCGATTCTGATTGACGTAGTGCTCAAGCCCGCTTCGGGTCTTGAGTTTGTCGATTTCCCCCGAGGCCAATCCGGCCATGATTGTCACTCTCCGTGTTGCAGACGTTGGCATTCGATTCGGACAATTCGGGAATGCAGACGTTGGCATTCCCCAGATCCCTTTAGGCAGGCAGGCAGGGAATGCCAACGTCTGCATCTTGCAGACGTCTGCATTCGGCTACGCTCCGTTGCCCACAGGCACGGGCACCTGGAACCGGCCTCGGCCCAGACGCTCCAGGGCGCCGCTCTCGCACGCCTCAGTGATCAGCTGAGAGACAGCGGGGTCGCGATTGGCCTCAGGCAGGCCAAGCGCGTTTCGCCATTGAAGAACAAACTCAGCCGTCGACATCTCCTCTCCCGAGTTGCCCAGCAGGATGCTGGCAAACAGCTCGCGCTTCTCCTTTTTTGACAAAACTCGCTTGACGACTCCAGGCATGTCTGGTTCGGTCATGTCGATCTCCGGCATCCCTGAAGGTTTGATGTCTTCGCGCGGGTCGATTTCGTCGAACAGCTCTGGGTCCGGCGTACGCGGGCGGCTCAGGTACAGCTCGCTGGTCGGGTCGTCAAAGTCGGGATCGCGCTCTGCATCCATTTCCTCTCCCCTGTCTTCCTCGATCGTGGTCGGATCGTACGATGGGGTCACGGTCCGGATTCCGGAAACCGGACTGGAAACCGGATCGGAAACCGGACTGGAAACCGGACCGGAAACCGGACTGGAAACCGGATCGGAAACCGGACTGGAAACCGGATCCGATCCGGATTGCCAAGCCGCGTAGGCGTCACCGAACGCGGCCCGGGTGACCGGATCCAGCTTCGGTCCGGATTCCCGGAACGCGGCCATGCTGGCCCGGACCATGCCCTCAAACTCGTGCTTGCTCATCCCGAAGAAGCTCCGGAATGGGGTCTGGTTCGCCTTGTCGCTCGCCCCGTTCAGCGCGCACATTGCCCTGCCCGGGTACCGGACGTTCCAGCCCCCCGGACTCACGCCCGTGGCGAGCGTCTCGTCCGGCAGGACGAACTTCGCGTCCTGATCGTCCTCAACGCCAAAGCAGATCCCCTGAGAGAAGGCCGACCTGAAAGATGTCGGCACCTGATCGTAGGAGAACCGCTGCATTGACGCGCAGATGAAGATCCCCGCGCTCAGGCATTCGTTGCCCACCTGCGTGATCGCGCTCGGCTGACGGAGAAGCGCGCATGAACCGAACTCCTCGATAAACCAAGCGATCGCGGGCATCCGGAGACGAGGGTCCGTGAAGCACGCTGGTTCCCAACTTGAGTAGCCGCACTTGCCCAAAGCAATATTGCGTTCACGGATAGCGGCCTTGATGCTTTTCAGTTGACCGAGAAGTTCCGCGTCGTTCGTCGCTATCCACGAGTTTTCTCGCGTAAGCCCCGGCCGGAGCAAGCCAAGCATCTGCTCGCCTTTTGAGTGATCCGAGATCATCGGGAAGACGTCACAACGCGAGCGAACCTCGCACATCAGGATCATGACCAGAACGCCCTTGCCGGAGCGAGTGACGCCACCGACTTTCAGGTTGCCCTTGGCGATTCCCGCAACATCGTCGCCCATCACATAAAGATGAACAAGCTCGCCAGATTCGTTTAGACCGAGCGGAATCGGCAAGGCGATGGACTCGTCTGCGTGTTTCGGTCCTTCCCACGGGTAGGTGCGCTTCGAGAGATCTTCCCAGTAGATCTGGATCTCGGCGTCGCCCATGCGCTCTCCCGGCAGGACACGCACTCCCTCGTAGATTGCGCCCACCTCTGAGCCGATGCCCGGTGCCGCGTTCAGAGCGTCCTTCGCTGTCTGCCCGGGAGCGAGTGTCGCCTGGACAACCGTGCGATCTGGGGACTCCTCGATCTTCCACCTGCGGGGACGCTTCAGGCCATGCCAGTCCGGCTCTTCCTTCGCACCGTGGTCGTCCTTGCCCTCGCCAGCGATGACCTCTAGACGGCGGATATTCCACGATACGGCCAGGGCGAAACCGCCGATGAGAACGAACTCGATCGTGGCGGTGCCGACTCCGAACACCTGCAAAACGTAAAAGAACAGGCCGACCACCGCGACCGTGCCAGTAGCGTGCATGCGCTGAATAGCCTGCCTCGGGGCAGCGTAAGTCCAGGTTGCGAAAGACAAGCCCATAAACACGGCTAGAATCACCGTGGGAGCGATTCCGGGGCCGTATGCAGTGTCTGCCCACAGATGATGGAACAGAGCCCCTAGGGCGAGCACAACGGCCGGGAGCACGTGCGGCCCTACGAACGGGAGCATTTTAAGCAGAGCTGTGCGCTCGACCGCCTGAGCGGCCGAGCGCATCTGCCCGTGACGCTTGACCATCAATTCCCCATGATCTCGCTTTGAAGATGTGACTCGAAGAGCTTGATCAGACGGTTCGCCCGGGAGCCTCCACACTGCATGCCCTTGCGAACAGCGGCAAGGCGCTCGGTCTCGCTCAGGGTGAAGAACTCCAGGTCCGGCCAGAGGCGACGCATGGTCTCCACATCACGCCGGTCGTTCTCGGCGCGCTGTCCGCCAGCAGGCTTGGGCGCGAGCTTGGGCTCCGGCTTGGGCGCGGGCTTGGGCTTGGGCTCAACGACGGCCCTGGTCCGGGGCTTGCTCTTCGCGTCCGGGAGTGAGCACGTCGTCACGACACAGGCCAGAATGGCAGCGTCGACCATGGCAGCTCCCACGTGCACGGAGAACGACGTCCCTCCGCTGAGGCGGATGAAGTCCGAGAAGTGCTCGTAAGAGGTGGCCAGCAAGCCAGCCAGAACCAGGCCGACAAAGAGCCGGATCCCGACGTGAATCTCAGACCAGGCTTTGATCAGTCCCTCGGAGATGCAGGCTGCCATGAGGGGGATTACCAGATAGGCGACTCGACACCCGGCGCTCGGGGCGCTTTCAAGGTTCGTCCATGCGGTTGCGACAAGACCGATCCAGGATGCCAAGTGGAAGCAATTCCTGGGGGTCACAAGCTCGACTCGACTAGGCTTCATTGTCTTCGTCATGTTGTCCACTCCCTCTCGTTTGTTCGCGTAGATACGACCGTACCTGCCAATCCAAGGAAAAGCAAGGGAATCCAGATCTGACTTGCGTCCCAGGTCGTGGCCATACACTGAAGGCAGAACATCGAATAACCGGAGAGACACGATGGACTGGGCGACGCTGCCGATAGACAAACTGGGAGTGGTCGGCATCGTTGTCGTTTTTGGGTTACTCGTTGCCCGAGGGTCGCTCGTTCCGAGAATCGTCGTGAAGGATCTGACGACATCCAGGGATGAACGGATCAAAGAGCTAGCAGCTGAGCGAGATGCACGGACATCCGCGAATGAGGCACTCATGGAGGCCCTGAGGGTCAGGGACGAACAACTCAGGGAATTGATGGAGTTGGCCAAGACTGCGAACGCACTATTAGGTGCGCTCACTAAGGGGCGCGAAATCTGATGCGCTGGCCTCCGTGGAAAGAGCATGAGGAACCAGAGGATCAGCCGACGGCGAACCTGAAAGACGCCGAGCAGACGAGACTTGATGCCGACTCTGCTCTAGAACAGGTCCGCAAGGATACCGGCGCCGCGCGCAAGCTTGCCGAAGATCTGCGGAACCTTCGTAGAAGGAACCATTTCGCAGACCTGATAGATGAAGCACTAAGAGGTGATCAATGAAAGCGGCAACCGATGTGTGCATTCTTGTCGCCTGGTCCGCATCGCTTGCGTTTGCAATTCTCTATGGCTTAACTGCGCGGTGGTGGAAGACCCAGATCGGTCGCCATATGATGACGTGGGGAGTGCTGGTCTTCGTCATTCTTAGTCTGTCGTCCGTCTCGGCCGTCTTCGGCCCGGACTATGCGGCTCGCCCTATTGTGCGACTCGCGGTCTTTTTCTTCCTGGCCGGAGGGCTGGTCAACCAGCTTCGCATACTCGTTACGACTCAGCTCCGGAGGAAGAAGGATGACCTTCTACATCATTGACGTCTCCAAATACAATCCGGGTGTCGACTTCGACAGAGTCCGCGCGTCCGGGATCCAGGGAGCGATCGTCAAGGCTACCGAGGGCACAATAAATCAGACCGGAGCCGACACGACGAACGTCTTCAAGGTCTATGCCAGGCAAATCAGGAAGGCCAACTTCCCGGTTTACGGCGCCTACCACTTCCTCCGGCCGGGGAACTACGGGTCACAGGCGGCTAACTTCTACAACTCCGTCCGGGCCGCCTACGGCACCATAGAGGGTTGCTTACTCCAACTGGATGCGGAACAAGCTGGAATCACTCTCGCAGACGTACGCGGCTTCCTAACCGCGTGGAACGCGATATCCGGCGCGTATCCGCTGGTCGGCTACTTTCCGAGATGGTTCTGGGAGCCCGTGACGCAGGGACCGACTCTGCTGAACGGCTTCAAAGGCTGGTGGCAATCGTCGTATGTGCTCGGGACCGGAACCTATACGGCTCTCGCGCAAAGGATCGCGAGAGGATGGGATGCTTGGGATGGGATCACACCGACGATTCTTCAATATTCATCGTCTGCCACCGTTCCTGGCATTAGTGGACTTTGTGATGTCAATCAGATACGCCTTCCGCTGCCCATGTTCCTCCTGCAATGCACGCGCCAACCGATCGACCCAGGACTAGGAGAAGAGAACGAGATGAAGCTGATTCAAGCCTCCGGGGACAATGCAATCTGGGCCGTCTGGGGATTCTCCCGACGTCACGTGGGGAACATGGACCAGGTGGCAGATCTTGAGGCCATCTATGGAGTCAGGGTCACGCCGGTCGATGCGAGCACTCTGGGGCTGTACTCTGACTTGGACGCTCCCGCTTCGGGCGCGAAGTAGAAGGGGAAACCGGATGACCAGATACAACAAGTTCGTGGCGGCTTTCGCGCTCGCGGTACTGAGCGCCCTGGTCGCTGTCGGCAAGGACGGCATCACCTCAGTTGAGGTGGTCAACGCGCTGCCTGCCGGGATCGGGGCGGTGCTGCTGCTGGTGACCGACGCCCGGCCGTGGATGAAGGCCGTGGCCTCCGGGCTGACGGCGGCCCTGGTGGTGCTGTCGGCCGCGCTGAGCGATGGGCACATCACCTCGGCCGAGTGGTACCAGATCGCGTTCGCCCTGGTTGCGGTCGTGACGTCCGCTCTTGTCCCGAATTCAACGACACTCCCAGAGCGCCGTCTGGGTCACGTGAATTAGTCACCCATACTCAAGAGCCCCGGACCTTCAGAAGGTCCGGGGCTCTTGACGTTTAAGTGTCAGGCAATTGAGTAGAGGTTCGTCTCCAGGTTGACGTCAAAGACTCGGCTGACCAGACCCTTGCGAACCAGCGCGTCGGCCGGTCCGAGCTTGAAACCTTCGAGGTTCTCGCGGTACCCGGCGAGACGCCCACCCGCGTAGGGCTTGCCGTAGGCCCGAAGAGCTTCGAGGCATTTTGCCTGAGCGGGGCTGAGGTTCGTCATTGTGTCCTCCTTGGTTGGTAAATCAAGCATAACACACGAACTTGGCCCAAGTCATTGGACTTGGGCCAAGTTCTTCAGCGGTCTTTGACTCGAACGGTCGGGAAGTGAGGAGGACTTTGCGGTTCGACAAACCTACCGTTGATCAGTTCCCATGCCGCATCGGCCGAGTATCCCCACGTATGCCCCACGTCCTGGTATGCCTGCACATATGTGAGGTATTTCCGCGCGTCGGGCGTCAAGGGAAAGTACTTGTCCGGCATAGTGTCGACGCTAATGCCCCAGAGCGTCGTAGGCAAGGTGCATCCAAGGCGTTTGGCAATAGCTCCGACAAGGCATCCAGTGAACGTCTGGGGATCCTTGTGGTTGTAGGGCGCTGCCATCACGTAGTCGCAGCTCTTCGTCCCGTTCGGGTTGTAGACGAAGTGCCAGCCGCGTTCCTGGATGATGGCAGCGGCGGCAATCACGACGTCATTCAGTGTGAATTCGAGCATGTCTTCCAATTTGTCAATCATCTCATCCTCGCTTCGGAGTCTCTAGGAGAAGTCGTACGAATCGATTATCCAGCACTTCGCGCCTTCATCAGTCCAGTCACTGAACTGAACAAGCGCAGTGCCTCTACAGAGCGGCTCGAACCTGTCCAGGGCGGTCAAGAGCATCTGAAGAAAGTTTGAGTCCCCCTGACGTGTGCGTTCAATTTCCACGCCGTCTGAGCCATAGAGAACCGAGTCGCCGTTCTTGATGTCTTCCTTGATCATCCAGCGTGCCATGTCTTCACTCTCCAAACGGAACGAACTCTCCAAATGGAACGAGGAACGCGTATCCTTTATCGGATACGCGAATGAGCATGAGCTGCTGATTATCAAGACCAAGTTCGGCTTCAACTTCAGCGAATGCCTGGCGAAGAATCGAGCCGAAGTCGTGCCCTTCGAGGTGTCGCGTGTCATCGCCACCGACGAAATAGAGCATTGGCTTAACCTGAATAATTTCGTCTCCGAGAGTTACAATCCGAGACGGGAACAGGAATGCGACTGTCTTACCGTTCATGACCTGTGGTCACCTCCTTTGGCTGTCTGGGACCAGTCTCCCTGAAGTTCAGGCAAAAAGCAAGCGCTTCGACCAAGTTCTTCTAAAAACCTCGATCCTGGAAGACCTCAGCCAGAAGCGGGAGGATGATGATGTTCAAGAGGATGCCGGTGACTACAGTGCAGAGGACCCCGATGTTGCCCCACAGATGACCCGAGGCAACGACAAGAGCGCATTCGATGAGCATGACGATGACAACGACCTTCAGGAACATGTCGGCCTTCTTTCGGTTGGAAAGCAAGCAACCCAGGGAAGAACCCTGGGTCGCTCACGTTGATCAGACGATCTCGGTGTAACCGGCCTGGATCGTCTCCTGACGGACATCAGCGAGCTGCAAGACCGTAGCTCGCCAGTCTGTCGACCGGAAGACGACGATGCCGTTAAGCGAGACGGTGTAGTCGGAGAGATTGCGGTAGACAGGGTTTTTCTGCATCCCGTAGACGATGGTCACGTGAACGCCGTCTTTGGTGAAGGTGTACGCCTTGAGGTCCATGAACCAAGCATAACCCTAGATTCCAGGGAAGTCTAATCTTCCCAGAGATCCGGCCGGTTGTATTTCAAGTACTGGGCAAGACGCAGGAACGCCAGCTGACTTGCCGCGTAAGCCTCTTCCTCGGGGTATGTGGCCTCAGCGGGCGAGACCGAGGTATCTACGAACGCTCCGTAGGCGTGTGTCGCGCTAGTGGCCCGGAGCTGCATGTTGGACGAATCTCCCGAGTGCAGCGCCAACCAGTACGCGGCGGGCCAGATCGTCCCTGTACGCCCATCCTGATCAAGCAGCGAATCGAAGACATCCACGAACAGCATGTTCAGCCCATCGAAGCAGGCGTACGCGGCCGGACGTCGTGAGCCCCAATCCGACGTTGGTGTCGTGTCCGGGAACTTGATCCTGGCCGTTGACGGATCATAGGCGGTCGTTCCGCTCAGATCGAGTGCGGATACCTGCAAGGCGCGATATACAAAGTTGAAGTTCCATGCGACACCGACCGGGGTGGTCAGGCCAGAGATAGCCCGAGCGACCCAACCGAACAGGTTCTGCGTGATCGTGGTCATGTAATCCGGGTGGATGCGCTGGTGGTTGGTGACCCGATCCAGGGAGTCGACATTGTATCCTCGGCCTGCGATCCAGGCGGAGACCGTCTGCCCGTAGACCATGGTTGACGAGTTAAGGTCAAAGGGAGAGCTGAAGGCGCAGACGTTCAGCTCAACTGCCTTGGTCTTCCAGGTCTCCGCGTGCGGGTGCAGAGGCATGAGCGCGCTGCCCACCCAGAGAACGGCCGCGTTCCAGCTCAATTCCTCAGCGGCCGAATTGCCGGAGCGCGTCGGCCCGTCGTTCGGGTTGAGTGTGTTCGGGCCGTCCACATATCCGGTCCCGCTCGGGACCTGCCAGAAGTCCGTGTTCAAGCCGAGCACGTACTCGCATTCGGACTCGATCATGGCGAGCACGTTGTTCCGATCCACGGTGTTCGGAATCAAGTCGTACCAACCGCAGAGCGCGGCCAGGCCGACGTACGCGGCCCAGAGTGGAGACTGCCAGCTGTGTCCCCAGGTCTGCGCACCGGATAGCGGGGTGGTCGCCGCGAGATGCTGCCTGGCGCACATGACGATGAGCTTGGCCGCGTACAGCCTCTGCACCATGGATGGCGTGCCAATCGATACCGACCACTCGTTGTAGGAACCGGTGAACAGGGGCACTGCGAGGGTGAAAGCGTTCATGGCCGCACCCCGAACGGCAAGTTCCTGGTTGTACGCGGTCGTTCCCGGATTGCCCGAGACGACTGTCCAAGTCAGTGCAGGGATCCCCGAAGTCGGATAACCCCGCTTGGTCGGCCACCAATAGTTGACGATGTAGTTCGACGCTCGCGCAAGCTGGGAATCGAGTGAGTCACCAGCGATGGGGGGAATGGTCACTTCGGCTCCTTGTCAAAGAGCGTGCGCCCGCCGTGCTGGTAGGGACGCGTCTTGTTGTAGGCGATTTTGCGTCGATACTCGGCTTCGAGGTCGATCCCATAGACATCGCATGTATCGATCAGGCGAATCAGAACGTCGGCGAACTCGGAGCCGACGCCTTCAGGCTTGGGAGTCGCGCCGATGCCGTTGTCTGGTTCAGTCTGGTCCGCAATTCCGTTGTCCCTGAACGCTTCCAGGGCCTCGCTCAGTTCGGAATGCAACAGAGCGATATAATCCCCGAAGGTATTCATTCCGCCGCGCCAGCCTTTGTCGACGTTGACGAATCGAACCTCGTCTTGAATCTCGTCCAGCGTCAATCCGGACTTCGGATATCCCATCACGCGCTCTCCTTGGTCCGCCTCGGAACTGTGTATTTCTTGATTCGACCTTTACAAGGATTCGCCTTGGGAGAACCGATTAGGCGCTGAACGGTTACGCACGGTTGTCCGTCCGATGCCCCGCACGTCTCGCATTCCGCGTATGTCTCCCAGGTAGGGCGCCAGAGCGGTCTACGGACTCGCCTGTGCCTTTCGACCTCTTCATCGGTATATTTGGGAAGAGTCCGTCTGGTTCCGCAGGGAAGAATGCGGAACTTGAATTCACTGGTCCGCCATTCGTAATAGTGGCATCGCTCTCCGACGAAGGCCCTGCATTCCGGACAGACGTCGTACTTGTCCCAATCGAGCGCTTTTCTTTTCGTTTCCATGCCTCTCGCTCCGAATACACATAGACCGGTACAGCTATGACCAGCGCGGTTGCGGTTGCCCAGCCAGCAGCCAGGCAATAGCAGCAACCATCCGAGATGATCACCGGACGGCGATCGTCGCCTGTACACCGGGCAGTTCGTTGACGAACGCCCTCGGATAGATCGCATATCTGCCATTCGGCAACCTGGTGTAAGTCTGATGGCTGACCAGACCTTTGCGGATATAGCGACGGATGGTCTCCGGGTTAACGGCCAGGAGCTTGGCCATCCCCAATACGGTCACCGTGGTCGCGGACGGGTGAATCAAGACTGTGGCGTTCATTCGGGAGATATCCTCCGATGTTCAAACAAGGCTTGTGGACACAGGGCGACGGACGAGCGGGATCGAAATCGATCGTGACGAATGAGCCGCCGTATGCGTACGGATCGAAAACCAGGATGGCTTTGCAGATCTCGCAAACCATCCGGTTGTCCTCGAAGGTCACCGTGCCAACTACGATCGTCATGCCTCGGAGTGTACTACACCGCACGACATCGTGCTACAGTGGGCGCGTCGGCCAAACTCAGGGAGTAGGCATGGGATTCAAGTTCAAGAACGAGGGCGACCCCTCTGAGGTCCGGACTCTCAAAAGCAAGGATGGCAAGAGGGTCATCAAGCTGGTGCACTCGCCCGCGATGAGCCGCAAGGACTTCGAGGTCCGTCTTGAACTGGCTCGTCAGCACGTCCGCCAGCACGACGAGAGGCAGCGGGAAGCCAGGGCGGCAATCGAGCGCCAGCACCGCAACAGCTGAACCTGAAGATCGCAGACAAAACCTAGGGAGCGAACATGGGATTCTTCACGTCCAAGCCGAACGAGCATCTTCCGATGGACAACGACGGCGGGTTGGGAACGGTCAGGAAGTTCCGGAGCAAGGACGGGCGCCGTCGCATCACGGTGCACCGGAGCGCCGTGATGTCCGATCGGGACTGGGAGGACAGTCTGGAGGTTGCCCGCAGCAACGTCCGCGACCATGACCGGGTGCAGCGGGAAGCCAGGGCGGCAATCGAGCGTCAGCACCGCAACAGCTGAGCCAGGCTAAAGACAGCGCCCCTCGGGTTGAAACCCGGGGGGCGTTGGTCTGTCTAAAACGGCGGTGGACTCCCGTTTCCGCTGAGATTGCAAGAAACTTCGGACTTTCTCTTGACTTCCCTGGAAACCCGAGTAATGTTGTTCTTGCAAGGGGAAGTCGAAGACAACAAGGGAGTTGGTCAAGATGTCCACTACTCTGGTCAAGGGCGACAAGGTCACCAGCATCGAGACGGTTTGGATCCCGACCGGCGCGCTTTGCCTCGACCGTATCGACTACGTTGACGGTTCTTCGGTCTTCAGCTCCTCGCACTCCTACCGGGCAACCGTGATCACCGATGGCGAGATTTACACTGAGGACTACGCTACCGAGCAAGACGCACGCGACGCGCTTAACTTCCACTGGTACAACCTGCGCTGACAGATTAAAGACAACGCCCCTCGGGTTTAACCCGGGGGGCGTTCGTCTGTCTAGAACGGCGGTGGACTCTCGTCCGTGTAAGCCGAGGCTCGTGGATGCGGTATCGCTGCATCCCGAATCGCGGCCGACCACTCGCCCGAGGCGGGAGGCCGCTCAAGGTATTCGACCAGGGCGCGGGCGGCACGGAGCTGAGTCTCCGGAGTCGTCCCAAGGGATCCGATCACCTGATCGTTGCACCACTGGCAGAGCAGCCCACGCTTCTCGCCAGTCTGGTGATTGTGATCAAGCGCGAGACGCTTGATCTTCTGTCGATGGCCACAGACTGCGCACCGGCCGTCTTGCAGTTGGTACATCTTCTCGTAGGTCGGGCCGTTCGCCCCGTACACGCGCCGGACGTGCGATGAGTGCTTGGCCCGAGACTCGCATCCACGGCACCGCGTACCCGGGCCGAAGTAGAAAATCGGCACATGCCAGGCGCACACCGAGCAAATCTGGTCTCCCTCATGCATCCGGTTGCGAGTGAGCGCACCTATGCGCCTCAGGCAGTGCTCATCTTGTACCCCCGGGGGCTGAGCAAGCAGCCAGTGCCAATAGCACCATCGACTGGACCGACCGAACTTCGGGCGACCACAGAGGATCGGACCGACCTTCTCGCCGCAAGGCTGTTTCACGTGAAACGCTCCTTAGAACAAGAAAAACCCCGACCCTTTTGGGATCGGGGCTTCTCGTAGATATCAGACTTAGCCCTCGTCCTGCTCGATCTCGGCCTCAACCTCGGCCTCAACCTCGTCCTGCTCGGCCTCGTCCTGCTCGGCCTCGGCCTCGTCCTGCTTGTCCTCTAGCTCGGCCATCGCAGCAGCGACGGCGTCCTCTTCGAAGGTCAGCGCCTTGAGCTGGGCGTTGGCGCGAGCGATGTTGATGACGTAAGCCGCACGCTTGGTATTCACTGTCTGAAGAACGTTTTCGTACGCCTTTCGGGTACGTGCAAGACGAGCATCCAAGTTCTTGAGCTTGTCCATGTTCTGATCGAGGCGCCGCATGGCAGCAGCCTTGGAACGGGACATGCCCGCATACTTGTCGGTTACGGTCTCAGCGGTCACGGTCTTTCCTTTCTGGAGATTGAGTGTCGCACGCCCCGGGACGGCGTGACGGAGGCGCGTCCCGGGGCTCTCTGCGACGGTGCGTTATCTAGTCGTCGCCACCATCGAAGGCGTCGACGTCCTCAGTGCGAAGCAGCTCGTATTTGAAGTACTTCGCAGGTTTGCCGGTCGTTTGGCCCGGAGCCCGCTTCGCGTCCGTGAACGTGACCTTGAACACGTCCCCAACGCTCAGGCCGATTCCGCGGGCCGCAATCAGAGAACGCTCGAAATCTGCGAGAGCCCTCTGAGCCGGATATTTCTTACCCTTCTGCGTGACGGAGTAGCTGTAACCATTGCCCACTTCGTGGGCAACACCAGCTGACTCATCGTCAGGGTCCTTGACCCAAATGTCACCCTCGACATACTCAACGGGAACGACAACCCGGAACATCGGGTCCCCGTTCTTGAAGGTAGCCGGTTCCTTCGTCTCGAAGTCGAGCGCCCTCTTGAGAGTCGGCTCACCGACGACTTTCAGGGTCGCGGACTGCCCCTTTTTGGCAGCGGCCCACGTGAACGACGAACCTTCGTCATTCCCGAGGATGGCGCTCTTCCCGTACTCGCCCATGCGTGAATCCTCACTAGATTGTCAGATTGTCTCCGCAGAGCGAGGGAGGAGGGTCCGGACTACCGGAGTGTGCTTCCTCGCTCTGCGGTTCGTACGGCCTAAGTGCGGCTTACGTTTATTCGGCCGACACCTAGGGTCTTCGACCAACTCGGCATCGTGTCGCGTTGACCGTTCGTGCGGTGGGATGGTCCGTCTTCTCCGAGGTCCCGACGTGCTCAACTTTTGAACTTAATCTGACTTGGCGGTTCTGAGCCTCACCTCAACGCGTTCTCCGCGAACCAAGTCGGCAACGTCGCCAGATGCTCCAATGTTGGCGTTTGATCCCGGATTCACTAGGACTCGTACCGGGCGCCTCAGGTCTTCCTACGTTGCTCTGATTAAGTTTTCAAGTTGCTGTCTTGCCCTACAAGAGAGACTCTACACGAACTTCAGGGAGATGCAAGCCTTTCAGATCAAAGACTCTCGGGAGGCTCGACCGACCACGCGGCGGCCACTCCGGACGTCGCTTGACCGCCTGAGAGCAACGGAGCGTCAAACCAGTTCATCTTGGCTCGGAACGCACGCACTCGCGGAACTAGCTCCGTCAGCGCCTCAAGAGCGGGCGCCAGGGGCACCGGGTAGATTGCGCAGGTTCCCTCGCCGTACGGCGCGTGGATGATGTACGCGACATGCGGGCAGATCGGCAGGTCGGTCCTGATCCCGGTGTCGGGATCGTAGAGCTTGCTCAGCGAGTACGCGGCCAGTTGGAGGGCCATCTTGGACTGCCCGAAGTCGATGCGGCCGGTCTTCAGGTCGTAGACGCGAAGGGCGTTCAGGCGCGTGACGGACTTTCCGGGCACACACTCGGAGCATTCGACCCAACCCAGCCGATCCGTCGTCCCGAGATACTTAAGCGTGTCATTGACAAGCCGAGCTTCGATGAACTCGAAGGTGCAACCCTTCGTCGCGGTGGCATAGGCGGCTAGCATTGACCGTGAAGTGTCAGAGAGGTTGCGCCAGTCACGGCGCCCGCCGTCGTACTCGCGCGTGATCTCGTGGAAGTCCGTACCGAGGTCAGCTTTGAGCTTCCAGTTCGCCGCATCCTTCGCCGCGTACGCAACCTCGTTGAGCTGTTCCTTGACCTGGTCCTGGGGCGCATCGAGATCGACCCGTTGCGCCTGTGCGACAAGTTGCGGCCGGACGGCCATGCCGAGGGCCACCATACGGTTCTGCCACTCGCCGAGAGCGTACGTATCTTCGAGGCAGGAAATGAACGTCGTCACGCGCGTGTAGATAGCAGACTTCCCGCGCGGCTCACCCGGCTTGTCCGTGAACCCGTCCATCTGAACAACCGGCTCCGGCCAGTCGGGGTTCACAAGCACGTACGGACGGCCATTCCACGTCCGGTTGACGTGCCCTGGCCGGTAGCCGAGCTCGTCGTCTCCGAGAATCGCGCTCATTCAGCACACCCTATGCTTTCCGGTCGGATCGATCCTGAACAGATATCTTACGAGAGTTCGTTCCGCCTCGGTCAGGCCGTTCTCCCTGGTAGCACGACGCAGATTGCAGATGCGATGCGTGCCCGCGAGATTAAAAGCATCATTCGTGCCACCCTCGGAGTGAGGCTGCAAGTGATCGAACGACAGTCGGAAGATTCCGTCAAAGAATCTGACGGATCCGTTCTCATCCAGGTAGTAGAGCAAGTTACCACAGAGCCAGCATTTCCAGCCGGTCCTGTTCAAGACAGAGCGAAACGCTTTCTGGCTCTTGGGCCAGCCGGGTTGGCTCCTTTTTCTGGACACGCTCTCACCGGGTTGGCGGTCGAATACACGAAACATTGATCTCAATCTCTGTGTCACTCACGCCAATAGCATGAAGAGCTTCACGCGTCTGCCTCTCTATCGGATCAACTGCTGGTATCAGATGACGCCCGACCCATTGCTCAGCCACCTCTGCACTCAGGCCGACGATCCACTGAATTGCCTCATCGCGTGTCATTGTCTGATCCTCTCTATTGAAACATCTTGTCGTATTCGGTCTGGTTGTGGATGTGCGGAAGGCGACGGCCGGAGTCAACACGCAAGACTTCCTTGTGAAAGTCCTTGTGCGTCTCAAGGAGTTCAAGTTTGAGCTCTTTCGTCTTCGGCGGCTCGCCTACGTACAAACCGTGGAACATGAACAAATGTGAGCTAAGTTGGGCTGGCGAATACCTCTCGCCGAAAATCCAGGGAGTGAATTCGCGGTCATTGCCCGGTCCGTAGACCGCGATCATCTCGGCGCCGAGCTGCTCCTTGAGCAGGCGTACCTTGTCCTCTTCGAGGTAGGCGAGACGGTATCCGGCCTCGGTCTTCCTGCCCTCGTGCTGCGTGCGGACCAAACAGGCTTTCGCCGGGTCCGGTCGCCCGGTCTGTGTCCCCCCCGGCCGGGCCAGCGTGTAGACGTCGTCCTGGATCGCCTCTACCTGAAAGATCGGCCGGGATTCGTTCAGCCGGGTGTAGTCGCCTGGCGCGAGGTCCCCCCAGGTGACCGCAATCCATTCATCGATGGGCTTCACGGCTGTTCCTCCGTGCTGGAAGCCTCGGAGATGGCGGCCAGCCCGATGGCAGCTTGGTCGTGCTCGTCGAAGACGGCCGCGCGAGGCGGATCCTGCTCGATGCTGATCAGCTCGTCGGCGCGTCGTAGTACCCAGCCGTCTGCGACCAGAGCAGCGGCGGTCACTTCAGCGATGGCGGACGAGCCGCCCAGTGCCACGGTGAGAGCGGAGACGATCCGGTCCCGCTCGGTGGTCTCAGGGTCGATCACAGGACGGTGGGTTGGGGTCTCATCGACGGGCTTCATGAGGCGATTCTCCAATATGCGGTGGGCCTCTGGAAGGTCCGAGGCTTGGGCAACGGCTTACCAAAGAAGGACGAGGTATCGAAATCCTTCTCTCTACGTTCAACTCTTCCTTGACGGAGAAGACGATTCAGTACCATGGAGATATGGCTCCGGTCCAACTGCGTGTGCGACATGACGAAAGCGCTCGATCGCCAACCTGGATTCTGCTCAAGACAAAGCAGGATCGCGTCTTCGGCTGAGAATCTGCTCATCTCATCAGAACCGAAACAGGGTCTATTTTTGCCTTCTCGCACTGGACAATCAGGATTCGCTCGAAGAACCACGAACCGACGAAGCTTTTGATCGAGTATCTGGCCTTCAGCGTTGCAAACGATCTGTCCTCAACCTCGGAGCAACCGAACACAGCAAGCCAGTCTTCGATGTCGTCTTGGTTCTCAAAACTGATGACTACCGTTCCGGGCCGAAACCGAATCCCGGAAGGCTTCGACCATCCGAGGTCGATTCGATCTGCGATCACGCGCAGAACGTGAGACTGAGCCATCACAGATCATCTCCTGGAAGGGCATATGCGTCGAACTTGGGGAACTTGGAACATCTCTCCCCGGAGCGCCAGGAGCAGTCGAAGCAACCAAGAATATGGCTGGCCTGGTTTGCGTCGATACCAAAAAGCTCACGATAGATGGCAAGCGCAGTCCAAAGATCGTTCCGG